CCATGTAATCGGGAAACGCCAGGTCGAAGCGCCAGCGCCTGCCGCGCTCGAAGCGATGCTCGCGCACCGGCTCTGGCAATCCGACAGTGCGGATATGGAATAGCAAAAGATCCTCGAGACCGGCACTCACTAACCCGCCCCCATACGATCGTCGGCGTCACTTGCCACACATAGGGCGGCGTAGATCCCGACTTGCACGCCAAGGAGGAACAGCACTACCATAGCGACAATCATCCTAGTCGCCCCCTCCCGAGGCCGGCCGGGCCGGCGTCCACTTCGCACGATTGTATCTCTGGCGCATATGGCCCATATTCGCGCGCAGCCTCGGTTTCGGCCAACTCGCGCGTGCTGTAGACGCCCCAGAGGGACCGCTCGTCTCCCCAGTTCTCATCCCAAAGCAACCAGACAATCTTACCTTCGCTCATCAGACCGCCTCCGCGCATTCGTCCGCCGGCCAGTAGTCCCAGACGTCGATGTCGAAGCGGTATCCAGCGGCGAATAGGCCGTCTGCCATGCGCAACCAGCCGCGAAACTCGAAGAGCACGCCGTCTGGCAGGTGGACACATAGGTGACCGATGCTCATGATCCGGCCTCCAACTGCGCCGCCGGCGCCGCCTGCAACCGCTCCACCACCGCCCGCACCTCTGGCAGCATCTGCGCGTGCTCACGGTCTCTGGTAGCCAGTGCGTCATAGACCTCGATGAAACGGGCCCTATCCGCCATGATATTCTCACTCAGGCGCAGATACGACAGGCCCCCAATCGCATTCACCGCGCGCTCCATACGCTCTGGGAGCGCTGGCGGGTCGATGTGATGCTCGCCGACGAATCTGCCGCCAGCCGGCCACTGCCGGATGTATGCACCGACCCGGCCCCAGGCCTCGGTGCCCGTGAGTTCGTCTGGCCAGCGGAGGGCAATCGCCGCGCGGCGGATCTCGGCGGGCTTCGGATAGAACGTCGCCCCACACACCACGCTCACCACGGCTGCCGATAACAGGTCGTCCTGGATGTCGGCCAACACGCGCCCGTACACCTCGAGCGTCAGGTCCGACGCGCGTTCCGCCTCACGTGGCCAGATTTCCCCGAATATCGCGAACATACGCGCAACCGCCTCACGTGACGCCACTGTCCCCCCCCCTAAGGTACGCCTCGATAGCCGCCTTGCCGGTAGGCCGCCCATTGCCATTGCCGTTATTCGCTGGGGGCGCATTCGCTTTCGGTTTGATGCCACCGGTACGATATGCCTCGAGCATAGCCGAGACATTCAGGGGATTCCAACCGTGGCCGACCCATTCGTGTACGAGCGCGCGCCAGCGATCAACACTATCCTCCTTATCCCCGACCGTGTCGACAATATTCTGGTACCATGATTTGGCCGGATATCTGTGCACTGCCTGGCGAAACGCCGTAATCGCCGGATGGCTTGACGCCGTATCGGCAGTCTCGCGCAACGATCCGCGCTTCTCTTTCCCCTCCTTATTGGCAGAATCGATTTGCCCGGTGGGCGGCTGCGTGTCACGACCGCGTAGCGGTCGTGAATCAGTCTCGGAAGTAATCTCTGAAGTAATCTCTGTAAGAGGATTTGTCCCTTTGGGCATAATGGATTTGTCCCTTTGGGCATAATCCATTTGTACCTTTGGGCATAATGGATTTGCCCTTACCGCGGTCGCTTCTGTGAGCAAATCAAGGAAGCCCTCCGTCAGGCGGATATGTGTCGTGGGAACGCCGGCGAACTTGCAGATCCGCGTCTCTATGATGCCCCTGGCCTTGAGGGCGGCAATGGCACGCCGTGCTTGTTTGGCACTGACGCGGCATTCATCCCACCAATCGTCCACCTTCTTCGCTAGCCAGATAACGCCGTCTTTCTCCACATGCAACTTGCTCTCGCCACGTCTGCTGGGCAGGAACCAGTACACGATCTGGCTAAGGAGCACGCCGGTCACCAGGTCGCCAGCCATGTCAATGTAGATTTTCTTGACGTCTATGCTATCCCGGCTCGCCTGTTCCCAGGAGAAAAACTCATCCCACTTCATCGCCTACTCCACGCCACTGGCTAACCGCGATTCTCGCGATATTGGATATGCTCCAAGATCTGCCCAGCATAGTTCCGCTGCGCCAGGAAGCTCGGCTTGCCATACGGCAGCGCCTTCTCACTCGCCGCGGCCTCATTCTCGGCGCGCATGGCCTCAAGGTCAATGAAGACCGCGAGCAATCTGGCTATGTCCAACACGTCAGTCGCGTCCATCTTCGCCCTCCTCAACGAACCCCTCCGCCTCGGCGTCCTGCATATCGCACCACGGGATATCGCCAAAGTCCGGATCCCAGACGTAGATGGTATCCGGATGCTCTGGGGCCGTGTGTCCGCCCGTGATATTGACGCCATAGCCGCCGCGCGTCAACATCGGCGAGCCGACGTAGATAAACCGTCTCACCGGATATGATCCGCACATCAGATCGCCCCTCCTATGCGCGCATAGCATCGCCTACATATGCCGTGCGTCGTACCCCGGTGGCGGAGGCCCGCCCACCGAAAGCCCGTCAACCGGCCGCACCAGGCGCAGCGACGAATGAGCATCAGCGCGCCCCCTCAATCAGCGCCACGACCGCGAGCAACCCAAAGAGCAGTATGGCCGCCATGATCGCCTGTGTCAAGGGTCCCTGGCCTCCGAGCCAGTCGGCGAAGCGATCCAGAACCGCCGTGATCGCCATGATGGGCCGGAAGGCGGCCTCGGGGGCGGTGCCCAGAAGCCCGGCCGCCAAGAGCACGATCACCAGAAGAACCAGTAGACCGACGATCCCAGCGAATGCGCTCATGTTGCCCCTCCCTTTGTCGACCGCACATAATCGCCGATATTCTCCAGCGGGCATGAGAACAGTGGCCTTGCGCCCCAACTGACGCGCTGGTAGACGCGCGCCCGTTCTCTATCTGGCGCCCATTCTACTACGACGCGTGCCCCCGCTGCCACATGATGGCCGCAATGCCAGGTGGTCGGCTGCGTATCGTAGTCGGCGAGCAGCACGGCCTCGGTATAGCGCACCACTTCAGGATGCAGCGGGTTGAACGGGCGCGCTTTCATGCTCAGTCCTCATAACCGACTGGGGGACGCGGCAGTTCGTCCGCGTCCCACTCATCGTCCCAGCCATCGTCTGCGATCTGCCCGGTGCCATTACAATCCGGGCAGCCGCGCTCGGTCTCGCTGGCATCTGGCGGTGTCCCAAGCCAGCCTCGGGACACCCAACCAGTACCGCGGCAGGTCTCGCAGATCATGATCCCGCCTTCTCAGCCACATAGGCGTCGACGGCCTCCTGAATGGTGACCAGATCGGCACCGTCCGCGACGGCTTGCGCGACAGGCATACCGAGGGCCTCGGTGAGCCCGGCCACGCCAATCGTTGCCTTGATTGCGTAAGCCAGCGCGCCGAGGACCGTGCGCGCATCCTCGACGCTGCCCTCGTACTGCTTCATGCTCTCCACGCCGAAACCGACGTGGATCACATCGTCCGTCAAACCGTCCTTGCGCGCTTGCGCCCAGAACGCACGCCGCTTGCCTTCTGGCCAATGCTCAAAGCCCGTGGCCGAGGTATCCGGTTGTGGCTGAGGCAGCGCAGCCGGTGGTTCTGGTTCCGTCCGCTCGGCTACTATGCGCGCACCTGGCACTGTCTCGACCTCGGTTTCGTCCAACCACCCGAGGCCGACTAAGGATAAAGTCGCGCGTCGCTTGGCCTTCGTCTCGGCCTTCATGAGCGCATTGGCGAGCGCATCGCCTTTCAGTGTGCCAATCGCCACGGCGCCCACCGACTCATCGCTGCGTCCGTCGGGCATCGTAGCGCGCGCCGTGACGACATAGACGTCATCAATGCGCTCACGCCCAACGATGCTCACGCTGACGCGATCCCGGGCGCGCAGCTGGTCAGTAGCGTCGCGCCGAGCGTAGAGGGTCAGTTTCCCGTTGAGCACGATATACTCAAACGGGCGCGTGAGCGGATTCAGGTGCAGCGACTCGCAGACAGCCAGATAGTAGCGGTTACGCTGGTCTGGCGTCAGATCCTTCAGGTCGCCCGCCGCGACGACGTTCTCTATGGTCGTACCGCTTGTGGTCTGTTGAATGGTCAGCGTGCCCCTGCCCTGTTCCGGCCAACCAACCACCGCCGACTGTGGCCCACCCGTACAGCCGGCGCCAGGTCTCGCGTGGCCACACTGTGGCCGAAGACCCGTCGTACGCCACTAACCGTGTCATTCCCTCCCTCCA